TCGGCCGCTATCACCGCGGCGGCGTCGGCAGCGATGCGGGGCGCGTCTCGTCGTATTTCGACCCCAACGGCGACCGGCAGAAGCTCGCGATCGCGCTGCAGCCCGAGACGACGACCTATGACATCCCCGAGTGGCAGCGCGGCCTCCCCAAACCGAAGGTCTACACCGATCTGATCGACAACAACGAGAAAGGCTTCTGGGAGTGCCCGATCTGCGCCTTCCGCGAGTCCTATGAGCCGATGTCGGTCACCGCGCGCAATCAGGCGCGGATCAAGATGGGGAAACACCTCGCGGGCGCGAAAGCGGAGAAGGATCTACACAAACAGCTGCATACCTACGCCTTCGGGAGTCACTAGATGCCGGGCCTCGATGATCCGCTCTACTTTTCCGAGGATCGGCCCGATCGGCCGGTCTCCGGCGGCTCGTGGGCGGCGCAGGGCGACGTCGGCACGATCACCGTGCCCCGGGCGGCGGCGGCGCCGGCCGCGGCGACCGATCCGGCGCGCAGCCTCCACTATTTCGGCCCGCAACGCTTCGGCGTGCGGTTCGGCCCCCCCGCCTTTCGCGACGAACTCCACGCGATCGATCCGCGGCTGGAGGTGACGTGGCATCCGCTCGCGGAACGCTGGATCATCTGGGCGAAAAATCACGACGTCACGTTCTGGATGCATCCCGGCTGGAGTTTGCTGTTTCCCGTGCAGGCGCACCCGTCCGGCGCGTACCTCCCGCTCGACGCGCGGACGCTCGCGAAGGTCTACGACCGCTCCCCGCGTCAGTGGGGGAGTGGGCGGGCGTATTTCGAGCGCATCGTCGAGGAGATCCGGCGGGACACCGACCGCGCCCAACGCGCGCGGCAGCAATACGTCCGCGACGTCGCGGGCGACGTGGTCGACCATGCGCGCATTCAAGTGTCGATGTGCGGCCCGTCGAACGGGTCGAAGTTCGCGAACCATCACGCGGAGTAGGAGGCCCCTCATGACGCCCGAGGAACTCATCCAGCAACTCGGCCCTGGCACCGACGGCGCCGTCTGTGTGCAGCGCCTGATCGACGCCGCCAAAGGGAACCCCGCGAAGGACCACGTCGTCGCCGAGAAGCACGCCGCGGAGGTGCCCGTGCGCGTCGCGCTGGCGGTCGACGACGACGACGAGAAGCCGACCCATACGCCGTATCGCAACCCCAAGAAGTAAGGCGTGGCGACGGGGCAGGCGGTCCTCGATCGGATGAAAGTCCTGTTTCCCGAGTTGCAGATCGCGCCCGGGGGCAAGGACGTGGGCACGGCGCTCGTCGCCGCGAACATGGCGCAGGACTATCTCGAATCGGTCTTCTCCCTGCACCCGGAAATCTACGGCGACTCGGCGGGCACGATCATCACGGCGGCCGGGCAGGAAACGACGCCCTTCCCCGCCGGCGTGATCCGGCTCGATGCGTTGCAGTTGCTGGACGTGATGGGCCGCCCGACCGCGCCGATCGGGATCATTCGCGAGACCGGGGGGCATGCGGGCAGCGGCTTCCTCGGCCCGTACGTGGTGGGCCTGAGCCCGACCGGGGGACGCCCGGCGCAGGCGTACACCAACGGCCGATCGCTCTACTGGGCGCCGACGCCCGACACCGCGTACACGGTGCGCTGGTACGGCCTCCAGCAGCAAGCGGACCTCACCGTCGCGGACGCGATCAACTACGCGGATCTCTGTCTGACGCCGCTCGCGAATTTCGCCGTGACCGTGATTCGCACCGGTCTCGATGACGACGTCGCGCGCTACGACGCGCTCGCGACGACGACCTTCGAGCCGGTCGTCCTGGCGCTGACCGGGTTCCGGCGCGATCGCGCGGCCCCGTACCAGTATCGCTATGCGCACGACACCTGAAGGGAGACCGTGCTCTACGCCAACGGGTATACGCATCGGGCGACGTGCATCGTCGACCGCACGCAGTGCGGCAGCAGCGGCGCGGTGCCTGGCGCGGTCGCACGCTATCCCGGCTCCCCGGATCTGCGGACGACCGCCAACGGTGGCCACTCGTTGAGCAGTGGCCGGGACGTCGTGTTTGCCGCCGACGGCCCCGGCCTTGTGCCGCTCCCGTTTGAGTACGTGGCCGGCAGCTATAACCCCACGACGGGCGTCGGGGAGTGGCATGTGCAGTTGGGGGCGAGTGGATCGAGCCAGGCGAGTTCGCTCGTGGACGCCGTCTATTACTGTTTCACCGGCAAGGCGGGGGTCGCGACCGATCTCTCGACGCGCGACGCGACGATGTGGCCCGGCTACGGCGCCGTCTATCACTTCGGGGGCGGCGCCGACGATGACGCCGATCTCCCGACCATGCTCACGCGCCTGCTGATGGATAGCTCCGGCAACGGCAAGAACATCGGGAATCCCACCGGCAATCTCGGGCACACGACCGGGATCGCCGCGCCGGGCGCCTGGGGATCGCTGATGACGTTTTCGCTCGCGACCCTCGGCTACGGCCGCGGCTACGGCGTCGTCCCGGCGCCGGGGCTGACGATGCCGTTCACGATCTCGTGTTGGGCGCGCGATCCGTTCGGCCCCGCCGGCAACAACGGCACGATCTGGGCGGCGAATATCAACGTCGGCGGCGATACGCCCGAGGGGTTCCTGGTCGCGACGGGCAATGCCTACGCGTTCAACAACCAGAGCGGCTTCGTGATTGCCGGGGCGGCGCCGATCGGCACGCACCTGAGCGGCTGGAACTATTACGGCGCCACCTTCCGCTCGACGAGTTATCGGACGTTGCGCCTGAACGACAACCCGCCCGGCGTCGACACGACCCTGATCCCGGCGCCGCGCCAGGCGCTCGATGCGCTCGCCCTCGGCGTCTGGCTGCAGCCGGGCGTGCAGGCGGCGTGGGAGGTGGACGGGGTCTTCGATGAATACCGCGTGTCGACGGGCGAGCGGTCGGACGATTTCGCGCTCGTCGAATACCGCGCCTTTGGCTTTCCCACGACCTTCCACAAGGCGCTGGGACCGTTTGTGACGCCCGATGATTCAGGAGCGACGCGCATGCCACGAGGGATTTACGTGTTTCGCGGCGCGGTGAGCGCCAACGGCGCGATCGTGACGCCGGCCGCCGACGAGCGGATCTATCTCCGCTGGATCACCGCGAGTGTCGGCACGCTCGCCGCGTCGGGGCGCCTGGCCTTGACGGACGGCGTGGGCGGCGCCGTGATCGCGCGGCTCCCGATGGCGACGGCCGACGCCTCGATCCAACTGTTTTATGACACCGGCGCGCGGCAGTGGGAAGGCAACCCCCTGACGCCGGGCACCGCGCTCGCCGCCACGATCAGCGGCGGGAGCGCAGACCTCGAAGTCGCGTATGAGATCCGCTGATGGCTGACGTCACCGTCGCCAACACGTCGCCGGCGCTCGCGGGCAAGACGCTCGCCTGTCATGACGCGGACGGCATCACGACGGGGATCTGGGGCTTTGTGAGCCAGATCGCGCTGAAGGCCGGGGTCGCCGGCGTGCAGACGTGGCGGGTGAGCGTGAACGCGGGCGGCAACCTGGTCCTCCAGGCCGATGGGACGGGCGGCGGGCTGAGCATGAATACGGCGGGGGCGGCGGGATTCACCGGCGATCTGAGCGAGAAAAATCGCCTGACGCCACTCGGCCATTGGGTCGACATCGCCTATAGTGCCGCGCTGTTCTCGGCCGATGCCAACGGCACCTGGACCGTCCCGGCCCCCTCGGTCACGAATTATTCGTACGCGCTCGTCGGGAAAACCCTGATGCTGACGTTCTACCTCGCGCCGACGACGATCACGGGCACGCCGAGTGACTTGTTCGTGGCGTTGCCGGCGGGCCTCACCCTCGCGCGATCCGTCATCGGGGTGGGGCTCGGCGGCGATGGCGTGGTGCGCCAACCGATCTCCCTCGTCGGCGTCCAAGGCGGGACGCGGATCGCCCTGCGCCGTGCGGACAACGCGGCGTGGAACGCCGGGGCGGGCGCGTTCCACCTCGGCACCTTTATCGGCCAGATCACGTAACCCATCATGCCGATCCCGCTCCAGGTGCAGTTGTTCGATGCGTTCATGGGCACCCAGGAGGGGATCCATAGCGTCATCCTGCCCGATCTGTTTTCGAGCAGCGGCAGCAAGAACCTGTTTCTCGACAAGTACGGGCGCGCGAAGAAGATCGCGGGCTACACGCCGCAGAATCCGACGCCCGTGCTCAGTAGCGGCGGGCTGCCGACCTGTGTGCGCGGCCTCTTTCATTACAAGCAGCAGGGCGGCGGCACGACCGTGCGCCGGGAACTGGCGGTCTTCGACGACACCCTTGCGCATTGGGATCTGAAGTACTCGCCGGATGCGGGCGTGACGTGGACGCCCCTCCTGGACGCGGGCGCCGCCTCGATCAATCGCGTGGGGGACTGGGCGCAGTTCGGCGACACGGTGTATCTCGCCAACGGCGTGATCGCGCCGCTGACCCTGACCGGCGTCACCGTCACGACGGCCGGCGCCACGCAGAGCCCGGTCCCGACGGCGACCGTGTCGGCCTCGGCCGGCTATCTGCTCGGCACCTACGGCTACAAGATCCTCTCGCTCGTCAGCGGCACGCGGCAGATCGGATCGCGGGGCTCCAACATCGTCAGCGCCTCCAGCAAGCAGGTGACGCTCGCGTGGACCGCCGACGCCAATGCCGCCGTCACCGGCTACGAGGTCTATCGCACCTCCGGCACCGGCAGTGTGTATTACTTCGTCGCCTACGTCGACGGCCACGGCACGACCGCGTTCACCGACAACGTCGACGACCTCACCGTGCTGCAGAACCGGGTGATGGCCGAGCACGGCGATCCGCCGCCGGTGGGGGCCTACTTCTGCGAGCCGCACAAGCAGCGCATGTGGTGGTTCCGCACCGACGCCTTCCCGACCCGCGCCTGGTTCAGCGATCCCGGCTTGCCGGCCTCGGTCCTGACCACCGAGAACTTCCTCGATTGCTCGGACAGTGAAACGGTCGGCGACGTGATCACCGGCGCGATCGGCAACTACGAAGGCCAGTTGATCATCTTCAGCGAGCGCGCCATCTGGGCGGTCAGCGGCACCGGCCAGGTGATCGGCAACCTGCTCGACTGGACGCGCATTCGCACCAACGCGCAGACCGGCTGCGTGCATCATCGCGCCGCCGTGCGCGTCCCGGCCGGCAGCAAGTACACCGACGTCACCGGCAAGATGCAGGTCACGGCGACGGTGACGATCGCCTATCTGACGCCGCTCTTCGACGTGCGCCTGTTCGATGGCGACAACGACGTCATCATCAGCAACCCGATCCGGCAGACGCTCGCGACCGCCAGCTACGCGGCGCGCGGCAAGTACTTCGCCCTGCACGATACGGTGCGGAGCGAGATTACGTGGTTCTTCGCGACCGGCACGGCGACTGAATGCACGACGGCGATCACCTGGAACTATCGCCATGGCGTCTGGTATCCGCGCGAGTGGGCCATGAGCGCGGCGTACGAAGCCGACACCGCGACGCAGGCGAGTTTCTTGCTCGGCGGCGAGCCCTCGACCGCGGTCGGCGGGGTCGTCTATCACCTGTGGAACGGCACGAGTTTCAACGGCGCGCCCTTCGAGACCGTGTGGCACACGAAGACCCTGTACGGCGTCAACGACAAGGGGCAGCCCGCGATCTCGCATCAGAAGCGGTGGCGGTGGACGGATCTGATCTTCGAGACCGATCAGACGGTGACGCTGACGATCGCGTGGATGCCGGGGCAATCGCTCGATCGGGCGACGCCGACCGGGGTGACGACCATCGCGCCGGCCACGGGCATCCTGCGGACGGTGGACGCCATCCGGATCGTCAGCGCCGACGGCGACGCGATCACGGTCTCCTCGCAGTCGACGACGGCGCGGGCGCTCCTGAAGGACGCGCAGGGCCAGTACCTGCACGACACCGGCGTGCGCCTGCGCGTCTCGGATAACACGGCGGCGGGGTCCTGGTCGCTCGAAGGCATGAATCTCGCCTACCAGATCCTGCCGGGGCTGGAGCGGCGCATGCCGGACGGGCTGGGCGGCTGACATGGCGACCAATCTCCAGGTGGAGGCGCCGAACTTCGATCGCATCCGCAAAGGCGACGGCCACGCGACGGAGGACGCGGTCCGCCTTCTCTGGCTCGTCGCCAACAACGAAATCTCGATGCGCCAGCAGACGGTGCAGCAGGCGACGAATCAGTGGAGCCCGAAGGTGCTCGCCTCGTCGCCGGCGTCGCAGCAGGACAACTTCGACGCCCGCGACACCGTGTGGATCGTCTTCGTCAGCGCGGGGCCGTTCACGCTCACCGGGATCCGCAACGGCGTCGAGGGCCGCACGCTGCTGATCGAGAACCTCGGCGCGGGCGCCGTGACGCTGGCCTACGAGTCGACGGCCTCCGAGGCCCCGAATCGGATCTACACGCGCCTCGGCACCAATCACGTCCTCACGACCGGCCAGACGGCGCTCGTCGGTTACCTCAATGGGCGGTGGCGCGTGGCGAGCCCGCTCGCGACCGATGTGTCCTCGGGCTATGTCGTCGGCCCGGCGAGTGCGACGGATAACGCCGTCGTCCGGTTCGACACGGCCACGGGCGCGCTCGTGCAGAGTTCGGGCGTGCTGATTGACGACAGCAACAACCTCTATGTCGTTGGCAACATTCGCGAGCGCGGGCGCACGACGCCCCTCGGCGACTGGATCGACGTCGCCGCGACGAGCGGCTATTTCGCCGTCGGCGGCGCGGGCGCGGGGAACTGGGATCCCGGCACGATCAGCGCGTTCGCCTACACGCGGATCGGGACGACGCTACACCTGCAGGTCGCCGTCGGCGGCGGCACCTGGTACGTGAGTGGCGGCACGCTGAGCGTGCTCCTGCCCGCGGGGCTGACCGCCACGCGCAGTTGCAAGGGCTCGACGTTTGTCACCAGTGCGGGCCTGCCGTATGAAACCGGGCTCGCCCTGAGCACGGCCGGCGGTACCTGGCTGACCCTCTACCGCCCCGGCCTCGCGGCGTTTCCGGCCGCCGCGTCGGTCTCGGTGTTCCTGGAGTTGACGCTGTCGGTGCAGTGAGGGGCTGATGCCGAACGATGCCTATACGCAGAGCGCGCTCGCCGATGATCAGAAGTTCCGATCCCGCGTGCGCGCGTCGCTGTCCTCGGTGGCCTGGCAGATTCAGGTGGAAGACGCGCAAACGTCGAATCATGCGAATCGCGACGAGTACGCCAAGCAAGTGCTGCGGCAACTCGACACGGAAGTCATCATCATCCTGCCGTCGTTTGTCATGCGGCCGAACGTCTTCAACTTTGCGACGACGTTCACCTACGACTTCAAGACGCGGATCGGGTTTGTCGAGTCGGCGACAGGCGACGCCGATCTCCAGTCGCAGCTGATGACGGACTGGGATCTGATGGCCGCTGCCGCCGGGTTTCCGAAATGACGACGCAGGAACAGATCGAGCAGGGCATCAAGGACGGCACCGTGCCGGCCGGGATCCCGAAAGGCACGCTCGATTATCAGCACGTCTATTACGGCGACAAGGGCCAGCCGTACTGGAAGGCCGTCGGCGGCGGCGTCAGTTACATTCCGCCCGCCTCCGCGATGTCGATGTGGAACGATCCGCAGGCGCGCGCCTGGGCAGCCAAGCCGGAGAACGGCGGCTTCTACATCGACGCGGCTACGCCCGACGAGTTGCAGCAGAAGTCGACGCCGACCGTCACCGCGCAGGGCGTCGTGCAGCAGGCGCCGAGTCTCGTCCACGGCAAAGCCCCCGCGACGGGCTTCTGGGGATCGGATCCGACCTGGAGCAGTGAGAGCGGCCAGTACGAGCACGGGTTCAACTGGGAGCATCTCCTCGACCTCGGGGTCGGCGGCCTGATCGCGGCCCCGGCAATCGCGTCGGCGCTGCCCGCCCTCGCCGGCGGCAGCACGGCCGGCGGCACGTCGGGGGGACTCGGGTTGACGTCGGGGCTGGGCACCAACGCCACCCTCGGCAGCGTGCTCGGGAACCCGCTCGTGCAGGGCGGGATCAAGACGGGGGTCGACGCGGCGCGCGGTAACCTCTCGTGGAAAGACGCGCTCAACTTCATCCCGGCGATCCCCGGCGTGAACAACGTCGGCGGCCTCGTGACGAACAACCCGATCGCGCGCGGCGCCATCAACGCGGGCGTGCAGAGCGGGATTCGCAGCGGGGCGACGGGCACGTTCGATCCGAAGACGCTGGGGCTCGATATCGCCGGCGGCGCGGTCCCCGGCGCCACGGGGACGATCACCAGGAACCCGATCGTGCGGGGCGCGCTCACCGCCGGCGCGCAGAGCGGGCTCAACAGCGCGCGCACGGGCACGTTCGATCCGCGGACGTTCGGGATCGACGTCGCGGGCGGGACGGTGCCCGGCGTCGCGTCCTCGGTCACGACGAATCCGATCGCGCGGCGCGGCCTCACGGCCGGACTGAACCTAGGCCTGACCGCCGCGAAGACGGGCCATGTGGATCCGGTGCAGGCGGCGGTGGCCGGCGGCCGGGTGCTCCTGCCCACGACCGGCACGAGACCGACCGGCGCACCGACCGGCGCCCCCACGGAGACACCGATGCCCAGCAGCCGTATTACGCCCAGAGGACTCGTGGACCCCGGCGGCGGGCCGCTCGGGATTGGCTATCTGTCGCCGACCGGGTTCACCGGCCTGGGCTTCGCCGGGGCGGATGACACGGGCGGGGACGGCGGCATCCCGTGGGATGACTCCGACGCCGCCGGCACGGACAACGGCGGCGAGACAGGGGACGGCGGCGAGACGGGGGACGGCGGCGAGACAGGGGACGGCGGCGAGACAGGGGACGGCGGCGAGACAGGGGACGGCGGCGACACCCCTGAGCCGCTGCCCACGACGCCGACGCCCGGGAAAGACGTGCCGCTCCCGCTCCCGTCCGGCGTGACACCCGCGCCCATCGGGACGCCCAGGCCGATGCCCGTGGTCACGCCGAAGCCGTCCCCGGGGACCACGACGCCCCCGAGCACCACGAAGCCGCCCGGCACCACGCCGCCCGCGAGCACAGGGTTCCTGGCCGAGTTGGAAAAACTGTTGAGCGGGCCGGTCGGCGGGCTCGCCGGCGGCTTCCTCTCCGGCCTCGGCCAGTCGCTGATGCAGCAGAAGCGCCAGTCCTTCGAAGGCACCGCGGCCGATCCCAAGACGATCATGGGCGACCTCGGCACGGGCCTGAAAGGCTTGATTGGCGGCTTCCAGGATCGCCAGAAACAGGGCGTCAGTCTGCCCAATGCGTTTGTCGATCTCCGCACGCCGGTCTTCACGGGCGGCGGCCTCCCGATGCCGGTCGGGATCCTGCCCCACGGGGACGCCCCGATCGGCCGCCCCTCAAGCCTCGTGCCCGGCGCCGGGATTGTCCCGAAGTCGGCCGTGGCCCCTGACGCGGGGTCCACGCAGGATCCGAATCTGCCCGGCACGACGCCCGGGATGCAATATCCGATGTCGGACAAAGATCGCGCGCTCGCGGCGCTCGGTCTCCTCGGGGTGTCGTGATGGGCTCCCCCAGTTACGACGACATCAACGGCCTCTATACCACCTATCTCGGGCGCCCCGCCAGCCAGGACGACTACGCCAACTGGTTGTCGGGCAACTACGGCTCGACGGATCTGAGCGGCATCTCGTCGCAGATCCAGAGCAGCGGCGAGGCGTCGGACTATAAGACGCGCCAGGGGGGCGGCGGCACGCCGCCGCCGACAGACGGATCGCAAGAAACCGGGACCGCGCCGCCGGCCACCACCGTGCCGCCGATGAACACCGGCACCCCCCCCGGCGCCGGCACGGGCAGCGGCAGTGGCAGCACGAGCACCCAGACCCCGGCGCCCGCGCCCGCCCCCGCGCCCGCGCCTCCCAAGACGGCGACCGCCGACGACATCAGTGGGTTCTACACGACGTACCTCGGGCGCCCCGCCAAGCCGGACGAGGTAGCCAGCTGGCTCTCGGGCACCTACGGCCATACCGACCTGCCGGGCATTGAAACGCAAATCAAGACGAGCGGCGAAGGCCAGGACTACATGGCCTCGCACCTGACGAAGAACCCGCTGGCGACGTTCACGGGCTTCGACCCCTCGCGCCTCGACAGCAACACGCTGAAGTACAACGCCATGCAAGTGCTCGGCTCGTTCAACCCGAACGATCCGACCGCGATGACCAAGGCGTTCGGGATCCTGAACGCGAAATACCCCGGCCAGTACCAACTCGACAGTCAGGGCAACTTGCTGTTGACGGGCACCGCCGACGGCTACATTGGCGCGCGGCCGGTCGGTTGGGGCTCAGGGGGCGCGTGGGAAGAGCCGAACGGCAGCAACTACGACTGGCAGTGGCTGGCGTACAACGACGCGCATCGGGGGCCGAAGGGCGAAGGCACCGGCATCGGCGCCGGCACGGGCACGGCGGGCAAAGGCACCGGCACGGGCACCGGCACCGGCAGTACGTCGTTCCTCGATTCTCTCAAGGGACTCCTCGGGCTCGGCAGCACGTTCGGCGGCCCCGGCAGCCCGGGCATCTTCACGCCGAGTGGCGGCGCGGGCTCCAGTCTCGTGCAGCAGATCGGGCAGGATCCGTTCTCGCTGGCGATTACCGGCGCGCTCACCAAGTTGCTGGGCACGGCGGCGGGCCATCTGGATACCCCGGCGAAGACGCCGATCGATGACTCGCTCGCGGCGTATCTGGATTGGGCGAAGGGCAAGGCGACGACGGACGTCGCGCCCAACGACGCCGACGCCGCGCTCTCGGCGCTCCTCACCTCCGCGCAGGGGCATCTGACGAGCACGCCGCAGGATCAGGCCGCCGCCTTCGAAAAAGCGCGGATGCCGTACGAGATGGCGCGCAAGGTCCAACTCGGGAACGCCGGCGACCAGCTCGCGAATCGCGGCCTGCTCTCAGACACCACGCCGGGCGGCGGGCTGCAGGCGGGCGCGCTCGATCGCATCGAGACGAACCTCTCGCCCGCGTTCACCGCCGCGCTCGCGAATGCGTGGCAGGACATGAATACGAACGAACAGAACTGGGCGGGCGTCCTGAACAACGCGATCGGCACGGACACGACGCGGCAGACGGGCCACAGCAATATCCAACAGGGGTTCGGCCGGCTCTGGGGCGATGCGATTGCGACGGGCAACACACGCGAGACCCAGCAAGGCCAGGCGACGCGCGACTGGGCGACCGCCCTCACCAACGCGGCGACGGCGGGCACCACGCGGCAGACGGGCCTCAGCGACATCGCGATCCGGGAACTGGCGACGAACAATCAGTTCACGGAATTTCTCGCGCAGTACGGGCTCGACCACGACGTCGCGATGTACAACATCGCGCACGGCCAGAACACGGAACTCCTGACGGCGTTCCAGTTGTGGCTGGATTACGCCAAACTCTCGAACGAAGGCTTCGTGTAAGCGAAGGGAACCCCCATGGCATTCGGCATTCAGCGGAAACCGATCGGCGACCCGACGTACATCGACCGCGACTCGTATCAGGGCGATCCCTCGTCGGAGGCCCCGATCACCCTCGACTGGTCTCAGGGCAATCCCAACCAGGCCGACACGGCGCTGGCCAGGGACGCGGGCGGCAATCAGTTCGGGAAGGAAGGATCCGGCAGCGGCC